TTGGCAACAACAGCAGCAGATGCAATACGAACAAAGATTAATTCGCAACGCCCAAATGTTGGGTTCGCAATATCCAAATTCGGAGACCCAACCACCAAATGCAGTGCCGCCACCCGATGCCGCATTGCGTGTAATACAACAGGTTGACAGAACGCCGGTTGTATTGAATCAAAAATCTCGCGAAGAGGCCCGTGCCTATTTCCAGAATTATCAGGATAGAGTTAGAGAAACAAGAGATCAAATGGATTCCAGTAAGGCGATCTTTGATCAAAACGCCGGAAAAGAAGTGCGTCAATATAATCCCGGCGACTACTTTGATGTAGACGCATAAAGAATTTCGCGGATATAGCATAAAGTTAATGCGACAGATTCCCATCTGTAGAATGAGGTTTAATACCTTGTATCCGCTCCAAGATAAAATTCTCGCCTCGACGGAGGCTAGAAGGTAGTGCATGGAAACGTCCCTCGCGTATGGGGGTAACATGACTTGTAGTTGTAGTGGCACTAGTAGACTTTGGAGACAGAGAGTACTAGATTTCAGACCTAACTAGTTTGATACAAGGTTTTCTAGGTAGTTGCAGAGGAATGCGCCATCCTAGACTTGTGGGTAATCCTTAATCCCACCTACCAATATAATTCACTCCTGTAGCTCAGCGGTTAGAGCGCAGCGCTCATAACGCTTCGGTCCTTGGTTCGAATCCAAGTGGGAGTACCAGAAACTATCAATGAAACTTAACTTAAACAAACAGAGAAAGACTAAATTATGGAAGCTATACTAATCGTGATGCTCGGAATGTTCCGCGAAGACAATGCAGAATTTTTCGATCAAAAACCAAGTTCAAATAAAGAGTGGGTATATGTTGGAAAACAACCGCCTATTGAAGGTTATGCAAATCTTACTGTGTCGAATCCAGAGACAGGTGAAGAGTCAATTTTCTTTGTATATAAGGATGTAGAATGAAACTAATTTTTGTTTCTTTGGTATTTTTCACGACCTTAATTGGTTGTGAAAAAATGCCACTCTCCGCCATTCCATCAGAAAAACTTGCAAATCCTTCGCTTTCTTACTAAATAGTATGAATAATATAAGGAGGACTATATGCTAACTTGTTTAGTAATTGCAGGCTCATTATGGATAGGTGACATGAACATATTGTATCCGACACAGGGTACATTTTACTTTCACAAATTTCAACAGACAGTGAGGGTATATGGAACAAATGGAGATCGTTATGGCGCATTTGTTATTCCAAAATCAATGAATGCAGACACGCTTAGTGAAGTGTTTGAAAAATGTAGTAAAGAGAAACGCGGAGATTAGCGCAGTCTGGTAGCGCATCTGCTTTGGGAGCAGAGGGTCGCAAGTTCGAATCTTGCATCTCCGACCAAATAAGGAATATTTAATTGGTAAAATATGGTTTAGAAAGAAACGGTGTCTTAGTTACACATGCAGTCATGTCAGGCCCCGTTGGATATAAAGTTTATCAATATCCAGTAAAAAGAGATTTGGTATTTGATACTGAAGAAAGTGCCCAAGAAGTTGCGACACTAATTGACGCTAAAGTTGTAGAATATTTTTATGATATAGCTAAATGGAAAAACATTTTAGCAGCGTAAGTCTTGACAACAATTTGTTTTTGTGGTAGCTTAAGTTATAAAATGATTCGTTATGGAGAATAGTATGACTAAACGTAAACGCAGAACTAAGGCAGAAATGGAAACCGCTCGGGCGGTAGAATCTCAAGGAATTGGTTTCCGAGATATCTTCGATGTTCTTGATGATGCACCAAAACCTAAAAAACGCACCCGCCGGACAAAGGCTCAAATTGCAAAAGACAATGCAAAACTTGCCAAAGCCGAAGAAGAAAAATACAGTGTGCCAAAAAATAACACCGTATATCTTGATGGACCCGCAAAGTCTAAAACTCCCCCTGCATTAAAACCTGATGTAAAACCTAAACCCAAAGAAAAGTTTGATGCTGAATTGATTGGCGAAAAACTTGGTATTGGTACAGGACTAGTTCTCGGTAAAGTTCCTATGAAAGATGGAAATTTTCATATTGCTTCTTGGAATAATATTGACAAAGATTGGAACATCATGTATAATGGTAAATACAATACAGTGCAAAGACAGAATCATGTCTGGAATAGTTTTGCTCGAACTAAAGTAATAAATGAAACACACGACAAGGAATTAGATAATGGACGTAATGGAAAATCAACACGAAGAAAGAGATCATCTAAAGTCGCTGCTGACTGAACAATCTATGGTGATTACCTTTGAAAAGGCGGACGGTACATCTAGGATTATGAAATGTACCACAAATCCTTCTGTAGTTCCGTGGCCGGATAATCCGGTAGAAGATGTAAGTGTGTCAAAGATTGAAAAGGTTAAAGACGAAAATCATTTTGTCGTTTGGGATTTGGAAAAAGAAGGATGGCGTTCTTTTAGATGGGAACGTGTAAAAGGTTGGAATAAGGAAACTGAAAATGGGTAAGAAATCAAGAGATAAATATGTATCGAAGGGTGAACGTAGGAATGTGTCAAAGTTTAGTTGCACGCCTAAATCTGATAATGATAATGAATTAGATCGTCAGATACGACAACGTAAGGCTTGGAAACAAGGTAGGAATGTTGTTCTTACAATTGAAAATCCTAATAAGACAGAAACCAATAAACGGTTTATCAAAGTAAATGCAAAAGATGTTTGGGGCGAAGCGCGCCATCAAAAAATATATACAATGACAGGCACGGCTGGAGGATAATATGGCATATAAATGTGTTTATGAATTAAAGTGTACAGAGTATAATTCAGAGAATGATGATAACATAGAAAAAGAAGTTCGCAGTTATATAGAAAAAGTTGATACAACAGATTTCAACATTGAAGAATTGTTGTTGGTTTTTGAAGATTTTTTGAGGGCTTCGGGTTATGATTGGATACAACAAAATAGTTTAAATATTGAAGGGTATGATCCACAGTCTGATAAACAAATGACACAATCAGAATTTGATGAATTTAAAGAAATGTTGGATAAAATTGGAGTGAAGGTTCCTTCTGTATCACCTCCCAAAGCAAAGACTCCAGAGGAACTTGCTGAAATAATGATGGGAATTGACAGGACTGCAAAAGTTCATCTTCCAAAAGATGAAAAAGTAGTTCAATTCCCATGTTCATCAACCGGACCAGAAATGATTGTTGATGGTTCTCATCGTAGTCAATCCGAATACGATGGATTAGATTTATATACGACTGTTGATATGACGGTCGATTTTAGTTACGATGAAAATATATTTTCAGAAGATAACGACTTTTCAGAATATCAATATATAATCAAAGAGGAGGAACCTAAAGATGAGTAGAATGGATTTCGAACTCACAGAAGGTCATGTTTCTGAAATATTACACATGAAAGATGCTAGTGAATGGCATGCTGCAATGTTGGAAATGTTTCCAGAATATGATATTACGACAAGAAACCGTGTAGCTGGGTTTCTCGCCCAGACTGCACATGAAAGTGCAAACTATAAAGTCCTTTCAGAAAACCTTAATTATTCTGCAAAGGCATTAGATGCTATCTTCGGAAAGTATTTCAAACGCGCTGGCAGGGACGCCAAGGAGTATCACAGACAACCAGAGAAGATCGCTAACGTAATCTATGCGAACCGTATGGACAACGGTGACACAGCGTCTGGTGACGGCTGGAGATATCGCGGCGGTGGTATTCTGCAACTGACAGGAAAATGGAACTATACAAAGTTTGGTTCTGCCTGTCAAAAAAATCCAGAACAGGCTACAAAATATGTTCGGACTCCAAAGGGCGCTATTGAAAGTGCTTGTTGGTTCTGGACAACTAATGATATTAATATTTGGTGTGATACCGATGATATTGTGTCGATGACAAAGCGTATCAATGGCGGCACTATTGGTCTTGCAGATCGCAAGAAACATTATAAACATGCCTTAGAGGTATTGGGCGGCACTTTTAAAGAAAGTGGCGATACCAACATAGAAGGCGATGATGAAAAGTATAGTCTTGTTCGAAAAGGTTCGAAAGGCGATACAGTGAAGAAGTTGCAGAAGGCCTTAGGTGTCAAGGCTGATGGTGATTTTGGTGCTGGTACAGAAGCGGCATTGAAGGCATGGCAACGAGAACATGACTGCGTTCCAGATGGTGTTGCGGGCCCGCAGACACTAGGAAAACTTTTTTCGTAGTGTTAGCGTAAACATCTAACCACATATAGAAATCTGGAATTTTTGGATATAAGTAATTATTATTAAGTCAAGATAGGTTGCGCTATGACTAAAAATTCCAGAACTCTTAATACATATAGCGAATATATGACAGTAGATTATAAAGAAGCAAACAAGATGCATTATCGTGTCAAAGGTCATTTGATACCGGATGAATGGGAAGATTCGGATATTGTAAAAATGTATGATAGTTATTTCAAACGTATGTGGGGTAACAATGAAGGCGGCCATATTGATGATGATTTTGAAATTGTATGGAAAGAAAAAGAAGAACGCGAAGATAATAAAATATGCGTAAGAGGTTATGATTAAAAACTCTTGACAGACACATATGAATTGTGTTATAAATAGAATGTAGACGTTGAAAAGAATTGGACATTCACTGGACTTGGGGGCAGTACCCAACGACTCCACCAAATGTACATTAGGACTACTGCCAAATGTATATTTGATGGGGTCGAAATAGGATCGACAGGTATGGAAATGAATTGGAGTCGCCCCGATCTAAGCTGGGTCAACGCGAAGAAAACTACTAAATGCAAACAATAATTTTGCACCTACTGGTTACGCTCTAGCAGCATAATGCAGGGGGGTTGGTGACTTACCTAGCAACAGAAAAGTCACACTACACACAAACACAGATTGGAATGAAAATGCGAGACTATATTTACGAAACTTGGAACAGCGTTATGAACGCTGAAATCAATCCCCTTAAAAATATCCCAAATCTACAAGTACGACATCTAATCATGCAAATCCTTGCATGGATGTGGGTATCTGTTTGCTCCCTTTACATGGGTAGCGTATTATTTTGGGGAATTAATGCAATCGCTCATACACTCTTACTTGCCGCGATTGTTATAACAGTCGGTACATTTGAAACCGCAAAAAGAAATCCAAAAGTTTTTAATAAGATCGATGGATACAATGGTCGTCGCAACACCGGCGAACATGACTAACCACACAAACACACAGGAGAAATAAAATGAGTAATAAGAACCCCTTCGAAATCCGCGCAGAAATGCTGCATATGGCAAAAGATTATATGGATCAACAATGGCATATGAACATTCAACTTATGAATGACTTATATGAACAGGGACAGAAAAATCTGCAAGACGTGGAAAAGGCTTACGCAATCTATTCCACAGATGAACTAATGGAAAAGGCAAAAGAGATGTATTCTTTTGTTTCTAAAAAAGATTAAAAAATATTTCTACATCTATGCTGAATCAGTCAGATAGACTCATCTAATGATATAAGTATAGATGTAGATTATAACTAATGTGAAATTTAACTCAACTGGAAAAGTCAGCTGAAAGTAAGTTTACACCAATATTTGAAAAGTGAGTATATTAAAGTGCCAATTTATAATTTTAGATGTGAAGACTGTGAGTATGAATTTGAACATTCATGCAAAATTTCTGAACGCGAAGAATTCATTGCGAATGGTTCGGGTCCAGATTGCGACACCTCAGAAAAATGTAATTTAAAACAAATCTTGTCCAAGGTAAACTTTGGCGCAGATCCTTTGGGTCATGCAAGAGTTCCTATGGAATTTAAAGAAAAGGTTTTAGATAGATTGCCAAGTGTCGGCCGGCAAGTGGGCGGAAGGCGTGAGAGTAGAATGAATTTCGAAAAGTAGACTTACCATGACTTTTCCCCCAACTAATTAGGAGTCTCTAAGTGGGAAAAAAGTCTGTAAGAAAATCTAAAAATAATACTAATACAAGATTAATAGGAATTGACAGCAGAAATAGAAATTTAAAAGATATACTACCAATGACACCAACTCAATCGGAAGTATTCGATGCGTTTGCAGATGGAGACCACTTATTTCTTCATGGTGTTGCCGGTACAGGAAAAACATTTATATCACTATATCTTGCATTAGAAGAAATAATGCACCCAGACTCTACTTTCAGAGAAATACAAATAATTAGGAGCGTAGTACCGACTAGAGATGTTGGATTTTTGCCTGGCTCTGAGAAACAAAAAATAGAAGTTTTCGAATCTCCTTATAAAACCATTGTCAATGAATTGTTCCGCAATGGTACAGCATACGAAAGCTTGCGAAAAACCAATCTCATAAATTTTAATTCAACATCATTCATAAGAGGTAGAACTTTTTATGATAGTATTATCATTGTCGATGAATGCCAAAATATGAATTTTCACGAATTAGATTCTGTCATTACACGATTAGGTGATAATTGTTTATTGATGTTTTGTGGTGATTTTAGACAATCGGACTTTAAGGCCAACGATGAGAAAAACGGTATCAAGAATTTTATGAAAATCATTAAGAATATGAAACAGTTTTCTTTCATAGAATTTACAGAGGCTGATATTGTAAGAAGTCCATTGGTGAAATCTTATATCATTAATAAACTGGAATTGGGTATCGTTTAAAATACTATTGACAAAATAACATCCATGTGATATAATGATTCTAACAAATTGGAGTTATTATGTTTAATCACATGGATGTTGATTTACCAACACACACGCTAAGTAGAATTACTGAAAATAATAAGAGATTTTATCTCACACCCGATGGCGGTAAATATCCATCTATCACAACAGTCTTGGGTTGGTTCTCTGCAAAGGGAATTATGGAATGGCGAAAGCGCGTCGGCG